GCCGTTGCCGTAGTCGTCGGCGTACTCATCGACGACGGCTTGGTCGATGGCCACGCGGGGTTGTGTGCCACCATCGATACGGATCTGGTCGACCCGCAGGTTTGTGGGTTCATCAGTTGTCATGGTGGTGCTCACTTTCTGTCTGGGAATACCTGCCCCCACATAGCGGGCAGCGACGCAGGGGTATCTCGGCGATGCGAATCACGACCGTGCCGTTCCGAACCACCTCACATCGCCGCACGGCCAGCAGGTCGATCTGGCTGTCGTCCTCGAACACACCGGCGTGCGCCAGCGAGTCCTGCGTGCACTTGAGGAGGTTGTCGAGGTCGCGCCGGCGTCTATCGGGTGGGAAGGCGTCCATCGCCAAAGCGATGCGTCCGCCCGCAGGCGGTTTGCGGATGCCGTTGCCGCCGCTCGGGGCCAGGAGCCCGCAGATCGCTCTGCGGTACTCCCGGCCCTCGCGGCTGATCAACGTGCGCGGCCCGACACGCCGGTAGTAGTGGTTCACGCTCGGGGGCCAGGGCAGAGTCAGATGCACGACTGCTCCCTTTCCGCCACGCTGTCGATCCAAAGCACTGTGTGGCATTTCTCGGCCGGCAGGACCAGGACGAGGTCCATGTTGTGGTGCGCCAGGCTCTCGTACCGGCTGAGGCGAATCAGGGCGGCGCTGAGGCTTTTGGCGAGGCAGTCAATTCGTCTACGATCTTGTTCTGCTGACATGGCTCTACCTCTTCCAAGGCGGGGTGGTACTGGTGGTCGGAGCCTGCTGCGGGCGACCGACGGCTGCCGCCTTCGCCTCGTAGCCCTTGACCTCGTTGGTGATCTCGCCGGTGTCCTCGCGCTTCTTGCACTTGACCGAGATCACGAGCGGGATGTTGTGCAGCTCGACGCTGTCTTTCGGCTGCATCACCCCGACGGCGCGGCAGATTGCCGAGAGGTTGCCCCTCGCGATCTTCTGCGTCAGGTCGTTGGGATGGTTGATGCAAAGCCGGTCCCAGATCTTGCGGCCCTTGCATTCGCCCTCGAGGACGGTGAACTCCAACTGCAGGTAGCGCCCGTCGCCTTTCTTCGTGGCCTTCATCTCGCTGGCGGTGATGGCCACGAGGTACTTGCCGGCGGGCAGCGCCTCGAACGTGGTGGTCGGCTCGACTTCGTTCGCGTTGAATCCATTCAGATTTGCCATGAATCAGTTCTCCTCTGGAAGTTGGCTGTTGGGATAGAGGTCGGTTTCGTCGGGCACACGCTCGTCGGACTCGCCAGGGGCTAGAGCGTCCTTGGCTGCCTGGAGCAGATGAATGAGACAGCCGAGCGACCGTCGCCGCAGCCTCGCCGAGGCCGTCGAGACGCCCATGTCGGAACCGAAATCCAGCACGACGCTGTTGTCGTTCTCGTCGATGCCGACGTGGATGGCTGCGTACTCATCGCCTGCCTCAGTCACGCACGAATCATCTGGCCACATCTGACCCAGCGGCATCGTGCTCGACCCGTTGATGCGGTTGTATCGATGTCCCATGGATCAGCTCTCCTTGCTGTTGTGGTTTGGGTCGCTGACAAGCCGTAGGTTGGGCTTGTCGTCGGTGTTGACATTGCTGCTCATGGCCTGCATCAGCGCGGGCCACGAGAGGGGAAGCTTGGCCTGCAGGCCGTAGCGGTTCTTGGCCAGGATCACGTTCGTGCCCTCGGTCAGCAGCACACGCTGGTCGTCCTGGCGGTGGGCGTACAGCACGCAGTCGGCCCACTCGATGAATGGCGGCGCAATCCAGTGCGGCAGGTCCGGCGAGGCCAGACGCTGGTCGTAACCCTCGGGCGTGGTCATCTTCGTGTTGGCCGCGTGGGCCAGGAGGATGATGGCCGCGCCGGTCTCTGCCACGGCGTTGAGCATCGGCAGCAGGTCGCGGTAGACGATGTTCTGCACGATCTCGCGGGCCTTGAAGTACCCGCCGTGGGCGGTGCCCAGCGTGCTGGTCAGATCGGCACCGGCCTTCGGATCGAGGTCATGCACGACGTGCTCGACGATCCGCTGGACCATCCAGTCGATGGTGTCGATGGCCAGGGCCTGGGGTGCGTCGGCCTTGTCCACGTCTGCCAGTTCGACCAGCCACTTGCGCATCTGCGGCCAGGACTGCAGGTACGGCGTGCGGGTCAGGTTGGCCACGGCACCGGCACCGTTCTCGCAGTCCAGCAGGACCGCATTGGCCGAAGCCGCGAAGGTGGTCTTTCCAACACCCGGCTGGCCGTAGACGATCATCTTGGGCGGCGCGGGCGTTGTGCTCTTGATCAGTGAGTTGATGAGGGTCATGCCAGTTCTCCTGCGCAGTGGTTGCCGACGTTGGGGTGCCAGGTCAGGGCCTGCTTGCCGCTGACGGTGCATGTGCGGCTCTTGCCGTTGCGGACCATGCCGGCGCGGCGCAGTTCCGGCAGACGCTTGTGGGCCTTGATGTCGAGGCGGTCCTCGATCTCGCGGGCCGTCAGCCCGGGCGTCTGCATCACGGTCTGGAAGCACATCGCCCGGTGTTGACGGGCCGAGCCGTTGGCTTCGGCCTCCCGCCCGGCCAGCGCCGACGTAGGCGGGTCTGTGTTGCGGTAGTTCTGGTTCATGTCGTTCTCCGGTTGTCTGTTGGTCTGTTCGTGTCCTGTCTCGCTGGCCAGCGAATGCGACGGCCGGGGATCGAACCCGGGCGGGCCTTCAGCTCACGGCAGGCAGCCCAACGTGGCGGGTGGAGTTCATGGCCGTGATTCACGCTCCTTCCGGCAGGAGCTACCGTCGCAGCAATGGCAGGTGCGGGAGTCGAACCCGCGTCCCGGGGCTTATGAGGCCCAGGTAGCCCGGCCCTGCCGAAATGCGCCCGGGCGGGCGTAGGGAGTCCGGCCGCGTTCCTCCGTGATGGCATCCATGCCGCACGGCACGCCGTCCCGCCCGGGCGCGGAGATGGATCAGGGAAAATCGAGAATGCGGATGACCTCGTAGCCGGTCGGAAACGCGTCGATCTCCCAGGCTCGACGCAGGCGGCGGATCGCCTCCTCGTTTTCCTGCCGAGCGATGGCGAGGGTGTTGTCGCCCAGACGCCAGACCCCGCAGCGGAACGGCTCGGTCTTCTCGATGCCGATGAGGTAGACCGGCACCAGCTCGTCGATCACCTGGCCCAGGACGGCCTGGTAGAAGGCCATCTGGTTGTGGTAGCGCCGGCGCTTGGCGTCGTTCTCGAACCAGGTCAAGTCGGCCGTGGTCTTGAGGTCGACTACCCCTCGATGAGGATGAATCCAGTCGAAACGCGCCTGGCACGGCGTGTCGCAGTAGGTCGTGCGGATCACGCCTTCGGATCGACCGTAGAGCAGGAGGTCGACGGCCTCGTCGTTCATCGCCACGCCGCTGGCCATCTGCTCGATCAACTCGACGTTGTCGTGGGAGAGGACCGGCTTGCCCTGCGCTTCGGCCCACTCGGCAAACGCCTTGGTGGTCGAGCCGAAGGGCTTACCGGTGCGGGGATTGATGGGACCGCCGATGGCGAACTGGGTCTCGTAGGCATCGCGGCCCTCGAGGATGCGGACATGGGTGGCCCGACCGATGAGCAGCGCCGGGCTGTCGGTGTCGACGATCAGGCCGAGTTGCTTCTTGCGGTACAGCCAGGGGCAGGCCATGAAGTCGAGGAGTTGATGGCTCGACAGATACTCGCCCGCCTTGACGTGGTACTCGTGGGCCGGCTCGGCGCTCAGCACGCCGAGGTCGATCACCAGGTTGTCGTTCGCGGTCTGCGGCATTGTCGGACTCCCATGCTTGGGGCAGTGGTCGCTGCCCTGCGTCCGTAGTGCCTATTGCCGCAGAGGCCGAAAACTTCGCGGTGCCATCCAAAATCACATGAGCGCTCACATTCCGATCATGTGAGCGCTTTTGGCACCGGTGACACGTCATGTGACGATCACATGAGGATCATGTGATCTTCGCCGTTCACATCCACGGCTAGATACGTGGCACCGGCTTGGCCGTGACCATCGCTTCCGTCGCTACGGGACAGGCCCGAGCGCAAACGAAGCCCTGGTTACGGAGAGCCGAGCCATGAAGAAGAATCGAGTTCGAGAGCTGTATCAGCAGTACGTCGGCGGGATGGAGGAGTGGCAGATCAAGTTGGCCATCGCACGCATGATGCATTTCCGCGTGCCGCAGGAGGCCTGGCAGGACACGATGCAGGAACTGGCCATCGTGGTCCACGAGTTCACGTTCGACGCGGACAAGGCGCACGCGGCCAGCGAGGAAACCATCCTCTGCCGCCTGCTCGACAACCGCATCCGCATGCTGGCGCGGGCCAATGCCCGTCGTCGGGCGTTGATCGAACGCCTCGGCCAGATGACCCAGACCGAAGAGGACGGCCACACGCCGGACAACATCGCGTCCGATGGCGAAGTGAGGCAACTGATGGCCACGCTGACGCCGCTGCAGCAGCGGATCTGTCTTGGGTTGATGAACGGCCTGAGCGAGTTGCAGATCGCTGCAGCCCTGGGCCGGCACTACACGACGATCTGCCGTCACGTCGGCCACATTCGCCAGGCCTTTGCCGATCGGGGGTTCGAGACATGGTCTGCCTGAACACCGACCGCCGCGTGCCATCCTCGGCCGACGAACGCCTGGACGAACTGGCCGAAATCCTCGCCCGCGCCATGCTTCGCATGGGGACGAAAAAGAGTGGTTCGAGTCGCGGAAACCGCCTTGAGCTTTCGGCCAAAACGAGGCTCAGTGTCACCACTTCCGACGCACGGAACGATTGCGAGGTGACATGATGGAAAAGACGGTTCTGAAGCAGATCGACGAGCTCAACCGCATGTCGATGGCCCAGCTCCGCAAGCGGTGGGCGGACCTGATGGGCTCCGACCCCGGCAAGCTGGGGCGGCAGTACCTGATGCGACGCTTGGCGTACCGCGTTCAGGAGCTGGCCTATGGCGGATTAAGCCCGCAGGCCCGGAGGCAGCTTGAGGCTGCTGCCGACGGCAGGCCCAGGAGCGCCACACCTTCCAAGTCCAGGAAGACCATTCTCGCGCCGGGCACGCGACTGCTCCGCGAATGGCGCGGCGACAGGTACGAGGTGATCGTCGAGGCCGACGGGTTCCGCTACAACGGCAAGCTCTATCGCAGCCTGACGGCCGCAGCCCGGGCCATCACCGGGCAGCACACCAGCGGCAACCTCTTCTTCGGCATCCAGCGCAAGCGAGGTGACTCATGAGCAAACCCACACGCGACGTGCGATGCGCGATCTACACGCGCAAGAGCCATGAGGAAGGGCTCGACCAGGAGTTCAACTCTCTGGATGCCCAGCGGCAGTCGGGCGAGGCGTACATCGAATCCCAGCGCCACGAGGGCTGGAAGCTCATCCGCAAGCGGTACGACGACGCGGCCTACTCGGGCGGCACGCTGGAACGCCCGGCCCTCCAGCAGCTGCTCGCGGATATCCGCGACGGGCACATCGACTGCGTCGTGGTCTACAAGGTGGACCGCCTGAGTCGGTCGCTGCTGGACTTCGCCAAGCTGATCAACCTGTTCGACGAGCACGGCGTCAGCTTCGTCTCGGTGACCCAGCAGTTCAACACGACCACGTCAATGGGCCGACTCACGCTGAACATCCTGCTGTCGTTCGCCCAGTTCGAGCGCGAGATCATCGGCGAGCGCATCCGCGACAAGAAGCAGGCCACAGCGAGCCAAGGCAAGTACGTCGGCGGCGGACCAATCCTCGGCTTGGATGTGGTGGACAAGAAGTACGTGGTCAACCGCGAGGAGGCCAAACTCGTCCGCGACATCTTCGACCGCTTCGAGAAGCTGCGATCCTGCCGCAAGGTGGCGGTCGCACTCAACGCCGAGGGCTACCGTACCAAGGCGCGACCAACGACCAAGAGCGGCAAGCAACGCGGGGGCAAGCCCTGGCGGCAGCGGAGCGTCTACGAGGTGCTCATCAACCGCAGGTACATTGGCCAGATCGTTCACAAGGGCAAGGCCTATCCCGGCGAGCACGAGGCCATCGTGCCGACCGAGCAGTTCGAGCGCGTCCAGAAGCAGTTGAGCGCGAACAAGACCTACACGCATAAGCACCAGGTGCGCCGATTCGTTCTTCTACGGCGGATGATCAACTGCGGCCATTGCGGCGGGCGCGTGCAACCGACCTGGACCCGCCGAAACGGCCGCGAGTATCGGTACTACGCCTGCACCAAGAAGGTCAAGGAAGGCTATGGCCAGTGTCCGCTGCCCAACCTGCCCGCCGGCGAGATCGAGACGGCGGTCGTGGACCAGTTGCGGGCGCTGCTGCGCCACCCCGACGTGATTGCCAGGACGTACCGCGAGATCAGCAAGGCCGGCGGAACCGGGCCAGACCCGGCCACGCTCGCCAAGCTGGACGAACTGCGGATGCGGCGAGGGCAGACGCAGAAGTCGATCCGGGCGACGCTGAACGTCGGCGACCAGGACGAAGGCTTCCTGGCCGACGAACTCAAGCGGCTCAATGGCGAACTACGGTCCCTGGACAAGAGCATCCGCGACCTCGAGGCCCAGGCCACGCAGGCCGCACCGGTCGAACTCGACCGTGTAGGCGAAGCGCTACGGGCCATCGACCCAATCTGGGACGTGCTGTTCCCGGAGGAGCAGCGGCGCATTGCCCAACTGCTCGTAGAGGACATCACCGTCAGCACCAGCGGGATCGACATCCGCTTCCGCACCAACGGCATTGAGCAAATCGTTGAAGAACTCCAGCCCATCGAGGAACGCCATGCATGACGCAGCCCTCATCGAGGACCAGCAGAAGGACCGCTACCCCGGCCTACAAGTTCGCCGCGACGGCGACGCGGTCGTGGTCCACATCCCCATGCGGCTGCGCCGGCGGAATGGCCGGTGCATGGTCCTGACCGAGGGGGAGGCGGTTCCCGTCTCAGCCGCCCAGCATGTCGAAGACACCAACGGTGCCAATCGGACTCTGATCGAAGCCATGGCCAAGGGGCACCGCTGGCAAGCCCAGCTCGAATCCGGCGAGTACGCCAGCCTCGAAGACCTGGCCAAGGACGTCGGCTGCGACCGCACCTACGTCGGCCGCATGCTCCGGCTGACCAGCCTCGCGCCGGACATCATCGAGGCCATCCTGCGCGGCGACGAGCCCGATGGGCTGAGCTTGGAAAAGCTGCGGAAGGACCTGCCGGTGCGGTGGGATGAGCAGAGGAAGACGTGGAGGAAGTTGGCCTGACGCGGGCAGAAACCCGATGCAAAGCCAAG